TTGTTATCTCTAACTTGTTTGGATCATAATCTATAGGATAAAAACTAGGTGTCCCTGCATCACAGAATACCTGGACACCATCCTTATCATCATTCTTTAGTGTTTGATTCTCACTACTATCTCTATGTGACTCTACACATCCAGGCATATTAATAATAGGAATACCCACCTGTGAAGTCACGGGTGGGTAAATTGGAATTGCCTGTGGAGGATTAACCATCCAATCAGGCATTACATTAATATTTACATCACGAATATCACCAATATGAATATCATTATTCGGTATATTAATGTTAGGTATGTCCATTAGCAATCATTAAATACACTTCCAACCGTAGAACCGAGACTCGATCCTGCTTTCTGTCCTAGGAGCAATGCCCATCCACCTGCTAACCACCCCACGTAAGGGATGCTAGCGACCGCTGGAACGGCGAGACCAGCAGCTATGCTAGTTCCTGCCATCGCACCTTGTGATCGTGCTCCAGCGTCCGCCACTAAACACTCTTCTTCTCGGGCACTCAACTTTCCCTCACCGTCTCCTCCAACACCTCCTAGATTTCTAGTGCCGTCCATAGTGAATTGATCTTTACGCCACTCTCGCCTAATCTCGGTAGTGTTACCACCAAAGAATCCTTTCTTGTTTTTATCTAGGGATAAAGATTTCTGAGACTCAAGGATAGCAGGATCGTTTGCACGATACTCAACCTCATATCCATCCTTACTACCTTTAATTCTATAAGATGAATAATCACCTTTAGGAATATTGATAATAGGAATCTGAGGTTGTCTCGGTCTGTGAATTACATATCCCAACAAACCAATATGTGCGATAGCAAATAGACCACCGACAGCACCAGCTACAATCTTTAGTTTGGACATGATTACATACCAAACGGAATAGCACCACCCGTCGCAGATGGAAGTGCAGGAATAGCGCCGCCAGTAGCACCAGGAAGTTCTGGCATTGCAGAGTCCATCATTCCAGGTAGAGCACCAGTGATTGCTTCTGCGGCGGCAGCAGCAACTTGTCCTTTTACATTCTCAATAATAGAATCTTTATTAAGATATAGTGCAGCACCACCGCCGACAATACCAGCAGTTCCTACAAAAGATAGGATTGCTAAAACATTAATTACTTTTTGCATTTTATTCTCCGTTACATTTTATACGAATCGTCAGTAGAAATTTTGATTGGTCCCTGCTCAAGACGAATAGTCTGTGAAGGTGCAGTCTGTGCTGCTTTCTCAATCAATCTTTCCATCTGGTCTTTGGTGATGCCAGCACCACCATTACCACCACCTTCTCCTGCTTTCTTTGCTGCCTGAACACCAAAAGTAGCCAGCACCCCAGTAAAGACGCTAGCTATGAAAGTTGGATCGAGTTTCTGCTCTGGGATTCCAAGAGCAGGAGGTAGTTTGATGTACGCTAGGGTGAGTATTCCGCCACTCCAAACAAGGATACCAAGACGGACAAAGGTAGAGAGGATTGCAAGTTGTTCTTCTTTATCCTCCGCTGCTTCTTTCAGTTTTCCTAAAATACCTTTCTTCTTAGGATCTTCCTTCTTGACTTCTTCTGACATTAACGAACAGCAAGGCTCTTCTATTTATGCCTGAGCCTCCGTCCAGGAGATACGGAAGTCAATCGCCCTTCTGTTAGAACCACGACCACCACCAATGTTCGTTACCTTAACAGCAAGAACCTCAGGTCCATCGGGGAATATTCCTGTTGGATCGGGTGCTGTACTAGCAGCAAGTTGATCTCCACCACCACCTAAGATCGAGTTAGAGATTTCCTTGACTCGTCCTAGGTCATAGTCAGCAACACCAGAGTCAGCATAGAATCCGTAGATAACTTCGCCACCAACCAGTTCGTTCGTAATAATAGAAGCACCCTGTGTTAGGTCTGCGTACTGTGCTAGTGATGTGCCACCAATGTTTTCCCAATCTACAGAGTTTGTAATGTTAGGATTCAATACTAGTTCAACAAAGAATGGTCCGTTAGCAGACACCTCAGCAGTTCTAAGAATCAACTGCATTCTATTAACTAGTTCTCTAGCACCAAATGAACCAGGGATACCATTATCAACAGATGGTGATGTGCGAATAGCAAGAAGTGCTTTGGTCTGACCAGAATTAACTTCTCGTCCAGTTCTAGATCCAACTGTATAAACATATGCTCGGTCATCATCAAAGATACCATCCATAATTACAGATGAACCCCAGTGTGAAATCTGTGGAATAGATGTTGCTTGTATTAATTCAACTCCAGTTGGTTGGACAGCATTAAAAGCAAAGGTTTGTGCAGCTCCAGAACCCATGGTAATAAAAGAAACCCCAGTTGGGTTCGCAGTTGTAACTGCTTTACTTAAACTAATGCTTGCTCCAGAAATAGAATGAACAAAAGTATCTGCAGGAACTCCAGCACCAATCACACGTTGTCCCTTCTGAATACCAGTTCCAGAACTTACAGTTCCAGTAGATGCTCCAGATGCAATGGTTAAATTAACACCCGTTGCGCCTGCTTGTTCTCTTGTTAGATTTGAGAAGTATCCAGATCTAGCAGTAGATAGTGGAGAGATAGCAGACCCAGTTACATCTGTCAATGCAATTGGAGTAGAACTTCCCGCCGTCTCAGTGACTGTAAATTGAGTTGATGAAGGTACTGTAGCAACATAATATACTTTGTTTGCTGCAAGATTTGCAAATGGAGTATCAAATGTAATTGTCTGTACTCCATTTGGTTGCAGACCAGTAGTAGATGCTACCTGAATCTGACTGTTTCCAGATGTTGTGGCAATAACATCTTGAACAAAAGAAACTTTTCCATTGTAATTTACATATTCAACTACTCCTGCAGTACCAGAAGTTGCTCTTCTAATTCTAAGAGTTCCAGAGTCAGGGAAATGTGTTGGAGCATCAGCAATGTATAACGCAGAGTCTCCAGAAGAAAGAGTTTTTGTTGTAGTTGAAGCTGGAGGAACAGTATTAACTTCATAACGAGATGGTAGGTTACCAGATCTCATGTATGCTTCAGTGTTCTGGTTGTTGTTAGGAATCTTGTGTCCATAGATTATGTTACCATCTTGTGCTCTAAATCCCCAACGGATGAAACCAGCACCATACCAAGAGTAGTCCATGTAGAACATCTGCATCTTGGTTGGGTCAATAGTGTATCCAGACTTACCAGATCCATCGCAACGGTCTAGGTTCCATTCGCTTTGATCCCACTCAGTCTCTACAGTTTTAGTTACTGGAACATTATTTGCAGAAGGACCACGATAGTCTGGGAAAATAACTAACTGTGTGTCGGAAATGATACCATCAACACGATAAGAAGAACCACGAAGAACAATATAATCACCAGGCTTCAACTGTTTAGCAAACTTAGTTCCTTGACCGTTGGTAGATGTAAAACTAGAAACAAGTGTGCTTCCTTGTGTTACTGTTACCTTACCAGACAACTGGAAGGTAGATGTTCTACGAACAACACTAATGTTTCCACTTGCCCAACGGAAGAAGATACCATTTTGTTGATCCATCATACCGATTTCCAATCGGTTTCCGTATGAATTGACTGGAGTTACAGTATATTCTCCACTTGCAGTGGTCTCACTTGGAGCATTGGCAGCAGTATATTGGAACGTATATGGGTCAATTACATTTGTTACATTAAATGTACCATTGTAATTATTGTCTCCACAACTTCTTACATCAACTTGAGTGTCTCTTGTGACATTATGTGCATCTGCTGCTACAACCGTTACTGTTGTACCAGAAGCAGTGATGCTATCAATGTTTTCAAGTGCAGGTTCTAGAATAGAACCAGTGGAGAATGATACACCTTTACCAGACTGGTAACGGAAGTAACGTTTGGTCTGTCTGATTGCTTGCTGGTTCTTAGAAATAGAATTAGTCGAGAACTTAACACCACCGTCAAATGCTCTATGAATCGAATTGCCTTGTGGTCTTGGATAAAGTTTAATGGTTCCAGAAGCAACAGATCCAGTTGGTGCTGAATCTGGAAAGTAATAGAATCTTGTAGGACTTTCTACTCTAGCAACTGTCCAAGATCCATTTACATTACTACCAGCAGATCCAGTAACTGCAATTTCATTACCAACTTCTAAACCATGAGCTTGTGTGCAATCAACCTGAATTGAATCAGACATAACACCAGCAGTTGGCGTGGATAATGTAATTGTTCCACCAAGAGCTGATCCTGTATAATGAATGCCACTGTATAAAGCAGTTCTTGCACTGTCAATAATTCCACCACTACCAAGAACCCACTCATACTTTGCTGTATAAACAAAGTCGGTAACTCCAGAAGTTCTATCAACAATGAAGACACCATTAGCACCAGGGAATGTGGTGTCTTGAATGTAGATGGCAGTGCCTGCAGCAGGACGTGTTGATTGATTTGTATCTACAGAAACGGTGATCTCTCTGCTATTATTTACTGCCTGAACATCAGTAATTACAATCTGATCTTGAGACTTATAAGCAAATGGGTTGTTGTTGATCATTGCCAACCCTTCCCACTTGGTATCCTGAATACCATACTCAAAGTCAGTGTCAATTTGAGACTGTGGATTAGATACCTTAGACTTATTTACAGCATCGTGATATGTTTCTGCTGGTTTAATAGTCTCCTCAAAGTCATCGTAAATAATTTGCAACTTGTCAGTATCTGACATAGATGTAGTATCATATGTCAATGTAACCTGAGTCGTAGTTACATTTCTGATGTCTGTTGAAATGGTATAAGCAGACGCAGTGAGTTCTGGGTCCGAGAAATTATAGATTACTTTGTTATCGGTAACGTTAGTAATCAGAATCAACTGTTCTCTCTGAATGCCACCAGGAATGACTACTTTTCTAGTCGCAGCATCAAACAAGTAGTAATTAGTTTGAATGGATTTCCTTGCCATTACCTATGTTCCTCGGAATATTATTATGCTTTATCTATTTATCTACGGTGTTCTTGTAGAAGTTAAACCAGGGTTTGTGCTTGCTGCTACACCAGTGTAAGTTTCTTTTGTAGCGTTGTAGTTCTGGAATACTTGTGCTGCTGTTAGTGCTCTTGGATAGATACGAACTTCGCCAATTCTGCCATCCCAATAAAATCCACTGGGACTTATAGTTCTGTACCCAATAGAACTTCCAGAGAAATTGTGAGTGGTATTAGTTCCAGTATTGGTCCATATCTGTATTCCGTCAGCATATCCAGTAATAGTGTTACCAGATCTTGTTATTATATAATGCCTCCATGTATTGTTAGGTAGGTTTCCAAAAGATCTATTACCAATTTCATTTGAATAATATATTAATTCTAGCTGAGAATTTATGGTAGTAAATTGGAATGTTTGTCCGTTCGGTAAAGACCAAATCGTATTTGATGCTGGTTGAACATCAGTCCATACCCAAGTTTCATACGTAAAATCTCCAGCAAATGTTAGATTAGAATTAGTGGGCAGTTGGATATAATCATCCCCTCCATCAAACTCCCAGTATCCAGCGGCGTTGTGGGTGGCACCATTCACTACACCATCATTACCTTTACCTGATTGATCTAACCATCCTTCAAGGGGATCAAGTAAAATAACTCCATCAACTTCAATAGCAGCAATTCTAGAGAAAGAATTATTGTGTGTCCAAGTTATATTACTAATAGTTTTTCCACCAGCACCCGTAATGTCATACCATTTGAATGTATTGTCAGCAGTAAAACTATTAAAAGTAGAAGTATCTGTAAAAGTAACAGTGATGTTATCAGTCCCAGCTTCTCTAGCAGCATATAATCTTAGAGAAGTTCCTACTGCCAATCCCCCAGATGGTGTCCAAGTCAATGAAGTTCCGTTTAAAGCGGTCGTCCAGTTGTTGAGGTTTCCATCAAACGCATGTTCTTTTGGATTGGAACTATTGAATTGTGTTCCACTAATCTGACTTGTGTAATCGGTGCCAGATGCATCAGCAATACCAGTGTCGCCCAACAGGTTCAACTCTTGGAAGTCAGCAGGTCTAATAGCAGGACCACCACTATACTCAAAGCTATCAGCACTATCCATCTGTCTCCTCTTGTTAGAGACATGAGTAGCAAGGTCGTCAAAGAGAATTTTGTTAGCGTTGAATGGATAGGCGACAAGATCACTTGTGTCATTCCTCACAGAACCATCTGATAGTCTACCAATTTGATCTGGAGTGCTTATGATTTGATATTCAATAGTTGTAGATCCATCAGAAGAATATTCAAAATCCCCAAGTCCATTACCAGACGTACTTACTTTACCAAAAGTATACGTAGTAGGGTCTTGACCACCAATTACTTCATCATTAAAAAGTAGGTAATAAAAAGATGGGTCGGCATCTAAACTTACGTTATAAAATCGCAAGCTTGAATCTCTCGAACTTTCAAGAAACCTTCTCCAAACACGATCTCCATTCTTAGAATATTTACTTAAGACTCCCCTCTGGATGAGTATTCCACCTGAAGTTGTTCCAAAAACAACTACTTGTTCTGTCTCGCTATCTGAAAATACTTGATCAAAAGTAAAACTAATAGAAAGACCTTCGTCAGTTTGTTTTTGCCAAATAATATTACCTTCTGCTGTATATTTAATAATGAATCCATGATTAGATTTGTTTCCTACGATATAAATTTGACCATTAGAATCAATAAAAATATCTTTACACTCAACATCTTGGTATGGATTCGCTCCGACGGTAGGATCATATTGTGATTTGATAGTTCTATCCCATAGAACTTCTCCTGTACTAGAATCAATCTTAACAATATATCCTTTTTTGGCACTATCATCTTCTAGATAACCAACAGCAACTACTTCTCCTCTACTATTAGAAGTAATCTTAGTAAGAACAGCATCTCGTCCGAGCATTAAAGCAGACTTACCCCATCCAGGGTTGCCATTACTATCAAATTTTTCTACAAATGCTACTGCTGCACCTGATTCTGGTGTATTACCACAAGCATAATAGTTTCCGTTGCTATCTGATGTAACACCTGTATACTCTACATCTCCAGTATAAGATGTTGATTGCCAGTCAAGTACACCAGCATTAGAATACTTAGCAATATAAGGTGCTACTGTTCCATAGTCACCATTCACACCACCAGATTTACCAACAACAATTATATCATTATTACTATCTAACTCGATGGTAGTTAGAGTTAGAGCACTGTTGTATACAGTTGGATTTATTCTAACTCCCCACTCCTCTGTTGATGTCCCACTCCCCCCATTATAGTCTCTTTTTTCTACCCAACCAAATGAATCATTTCCCAATCCCGTGCCCGACAGAAGAAATTTTTGATCCAAATAATTATATTTAATTTGACTTGTAAGAAATTGTCCTTCATTTGGATTAGAGGACTTATCAATTGCTTTGAAAAAATTTGTTACTGCTTCTGCTCCAGACGAACCTAAAAGAAAAAGGTTTCTGGCGGCACTACTAAATCCTGCTGGCATTTATCTATCCTCAACTGAAGTCTGTGTTGCCTTGTCCGAATACTCTGGTGACACCAGAATTATCTCGAACGATTACAAAGGTAAGAATATCAGTATTTGATGTAGAGATTGGTGGAGAACCGCCAGACCATCTAACACCATTCGTTACTGATGTTCCATCAACAGAACAAGCATCACCATAGGTCGCAGCAGTGTTAGAATCCAATATAACTGTTAGAGTAATCGACTGTCCATTGACCAAATTGACTCCAGTAAATGCCCACTCATTAATTGCGGATGTTGCTGGAGTACCAAGAATCGTGTTGCTTCCTGCTACATTAAGAGTAATAATATTTGCTGATGGAGTTAATGTAGTATTGAAACTGTTGAATACTTTCTCAACTACTCTGCCACCTAAATTAGTAGCACCATCAACATCTAGTCCAGTCAGTGTGCCAACAGATGTGAGTGAAGAATTAACAACAGTCGATCCAAGTGTTGTAGCATCTAGTGCAAGTTGGTTACCGATAACAAACTTCTTACCTAGTGCAATCTCAAGGTTCTCAGAGAATACCCAATACTTATCAGTTCTACTGTGGTCATAAAGAATAGTCTTATCAACAGAACCCTTAACAATTATTCCACCACCATCAGCTGCAAGATCAGATGGACCAGATGCAGTAAAGGTTGCTGTGCCACTACCAGTTACAGAGTTAGAAAGAACTGCAGTGTTATTTGTAATAGAAACAATAGTTGTTCCAACAGGAACACTGATGCCACCAGTAGTAGAATTGACTTCCATACCAGGAATCAATCCTGCTGTTGGAGTGATAGCAGAAATTCCAGTTGTATTATCTACAGTAACTGCTTGGAAAGTTGTATTGACAACAGCAGCAAGTTCAATGTTCTTGTCATCAACTGACATGACGTTTGAATTTACTGTCGTGGTTGTACCATTGACAGTCAATGATCCTTGAATCAAGGTGTCACCATTAACGGTAAAGTCATTAGGGATAGTTACCTTAAAGTTACTATCACCATTAATCCAAGACTCTGTTCCAGAACCAATAACTAACTGTCTATCTCCACCAATATTTGGTGGTGCATATGTAGCATTAGTTGAGTTCTCATCATCAGCAGGACCAATAAGAACGTTTCCATTTCCAGTGATAGCATAACCAGCATAGTGACCAATACAAACATTGGCATCACCTGTAGTGGCAATCTCCATTGAGTTACTACCAATAGAAACGTTCTTAGCACCATTAAGGTTGCCAAGTTGAGATGAACTACCAATCGCTACGTTGTCAGCAGCAATACCACCAACAGGTAATGCATTGTATCCGATCGCTACGTTATCATCTCCAGTATTGATAGTTCCAAGAGCAGAGTATCCGAACGCAGTGTTTCTTGCACCAGAAATATTGCTTTGAAGAGCATCGAATCCAACTCTAGTGTTTGAAACTACTGCTCCGCCACCTCTACCAATTCTAATAGGATTGCTGCCACCACGAATTAAGATGTCTGCATTCTCTGAGTTAAGAGTACCATTGATAGTAATGTTATCAGAAATTCCTGTGCCAACAGTTAAGTCTTCAGTGACAACTAGATTCTGATTGATGTTGAATGTTCCACCAACAGCACCCATGTTGATGGTTGTCGCGGCACCAAATGCAGTGATGGTTGTCGCAGCAGCATTTAGTAAAGTGAATGTGCCAGATGTAGTAGCGATTCCAGTTAAGATTGTTGGGTTTGTCTGGAAGACAAGACGATCAAGACCAGTAGTATCACTAATCAATCCACGAAGTTGTGTAGAGGTTGTGGAAGAGAACGATGCAAGTGTATCTGATCTGTATGCTACGTTACCACCCTGTCTAAAGTTGATTGAAATTTGTGATCCATTATTATCACTAGTAAATAGAAGACTTCTATCAGCTTTAACTGCTTTAGTTGCCGATACCTCAAAGGATGCGGACGCAGTAGATACAATTTCTAATCCGTTAATAGAAGTAGCAGTAGCAGCTCCAAGAACTGGAGCACTCAGCGTAGGAGCGGTTAAAGTTTTGTTAGTGAGAACTTGTGTCTCATTTTCTGTTACAAATCTATTAGCAATAGATCCATCAAAAGATCTCCAGTATCCACCAGACTCATACCACTGCAGTTGTTGATATGATGCTACATTCTCATTGGCATCTGTTGTTCTATTGACTTGGATACCACCATCCGCACCAACTAAACTTGGACCCCTTCTCAATTCAATAATATTATCTTCTACAACCAATGTAGTGGTGTTTAAAATAGTTTGGTTTCCAGTTACAAGTAAGTCGCCACCAATGGTAACAGTAGATCCATCATCTTCTATCAAACTATTTGCAAACTGATTGTTTCCACTATCCCATTTCAGGACTTTGTTGCCAGTGAAGTTTGTATTATTTTTTAATTGGAAATCATTTACTACTTTAATGATACCACCAGATGAAGTCAGAGATCCACCAGTATTGGTATCTGTAGAACTAATATCAATTGTAGTAACTCCACCAGAAGAAGTTGCAGTAAGACTGGTAGCACCAGAAGAAGTAAGTCTAAACTCTCCAGCAGAAAGAACTTCAGAATTTGCTGCTAGTTTTGTAACAGTATCGCTATCAGTAGAATCAACTGTAATCGTTTGACCACTCTGAGAAACTGTGCAGTTAGTTCCACCAACAACTCGTACCTGTCCAGATACTGGAGTAGCAGTCAAACCACCAGCAATTTCAGTAACTGTGTTATCAGAATCTACTGTAATTGTTGGATTATTTGCACCATCAGTTCCTTGAATAACTTGAGTTGCACCACCACCAAGGAACGTAAAATCTCCATCTACATAAGTGTTACCTGTAGTTGCTCTGAGTCTAGTAATAGTATCAGTATCTGTAGCAGTAATTGTAATTACTTGTCCAGATTGCGACACAGAAGCAGCAGATGCTGCAGCAATTCTAACTACTCCACTAACAGCAGTACCACCAGTGTCTGCCTGAACTGTAGTGATAGTATTAGTGTCAGTAAATGATGATGCTAGTGTAATCTCATCTCCATTTCTGGAGATAGTCATGTTTGTTCCAGCAACAATACTAACATCATCCGAAGTAGAATCAGACCCAGTTAATCTAATTGTCTTTGTGTCTGATGTTAGTCCATCAATCACTGATACTTGATAAGTAGTATCAGAGCTAGTAATATCAATAGTCCCACCAAGAACAACTTCCGATCCATTAATCGTGATCGAAGAATTAATCAAAGAAGCATTCGGAATACTAGAAATAGTATTAGCAGATGCAGAAATTGTACAGTTTTGAAGAGTTTTATTTGTTAGTGTCTGTACCGTGGTTAGATATACATCTCCAGGAGTGTCCCAGAATACCCCACTGCCGTCACTCGTTAAATACTTTCCAGCACCAGTATCCCCACTGACAACAATACCATTACCAGTAAAATCTAAATTGTCACCTGATACAAGTTCTTCAATCTTCTTGGATACAGAGTTAACAATTAACGGAAAACGATCAGCCATTTAACTTGCCAGTAGATACTAGTGCTCAGGTTTATTTATGCCTCAGGAGACAACGATCTGTCCAACCATTCCACCATGGAACTGACAAATGTAATAATATGTTCCTGGTGCTACACCTGCCGTATCCCAAGTTACTGTTCCTACTGTACTTCCTTGTCCAGTAACAGTTCCAGTGGTAACTTGATTACCTGTTCCAGTACTAGCAGATGTCTTGATATAGAATGGATGTCCCGATGCATTTACATTGAAACGTAATACATCACCAACGTTACAAGTGATTGTTGGATCATTCGCATTGCTGTGAGATGTCGTGGAATCTGATCCAGTAAATACATAGTGACTTGCTCCACTGTTAGTCACAGTAAATGTATATGTATTTACAGATGATGTGGGTGCTGGTGCATTAATAACAGAAATTCTAGGGAATGTTTGTCCAGTAGTTCTATTTCCTTTTTGCTGTTGAATAAATCCACTAACAGATCTTGGATTTTTAATGCGAAGATACTTGTTAGGACTTCCCATACGAGAACTATCGTCATCAAATCCACCACCAGCAGTATCAAATGTCATGTCACCGTAGATACTAAACTGATTCAAGTATCCCAAAGCATCTTCTTGTGTAAATCTTTCTTTGCCAGTAGCAAGACAAGCAATCACACCACAAACCTGCGGTGATGCCATACTAGTCCCACTAGCAGTAAAATAATAGTTGCCACCTCCACCATATTTGGTGTCATTAAATCCTCCCGTATTACCATATGCAGAAAGAATTTGATCACCAGGAGCAAAGACATCAACAGCAGGTCCAAACATAGTATAAGTAGATCTTCTAAAGTCAGCAGAGTCAGACAATGCACCTACGATGATAGCACCGCTATCAGGTGTATTAGGACAACCTCCTCTATTATAATAAAAAGTTTCGTTCTCTCCATTCTTAAAAATTACAAGACTATTATCATAATCTTGATCTCCTACTTCTGCTATCAATAAATTATCATTGCCAGCAGATCCAATAACCACAACGCCATCAGCAATTGCATCCTGCACATCAGATATGATTGCGGCATTCCATGCTGGATATTCTGAAAGACCAAATCTCACACCAAAATCAGATTCTACTCCAGCTTCAGTCCAACCAGATGGTCCAGGATTATTTGCATCATATGTTACTCCACGAAAATTTACAGCAACTAAATCAGGAAAGTCTAATCTGTAAATGATCCCACCTTCCCCATCAGTTCCTTTGCTTGGCATTCGAATAATGCCACTGTAACTATGATTACTAATAGTAGGATTTCTTTTTCCTGTTTCAGGATTGATCGCTTTATTTAAATGAAACGCTCGTAAGTAGTCAAAGATAAGAAGAAGAGGAATTACCTGTCCGCTATCCCAGAAATCTGTTACAGAAAGGTTGTAAATGTTTGCTTCTGTTGCCCATCCATAATGCCGACCAGCAACAGTTCCCGCTACATGGTTACCATGATACTGAGGTGTATTAAGATTAGGAGTATAGACAATTGTTCCTATTGGTTCGAATTGATTATCGTCATCAATACTAGTAGCAATAGAATTTAAATCATCCATCCATTGATACTCAACAAATCTACTTTGACCTGGGTTAGATGGACTTAACCACTCCTGACTATCATAAGATACAGGGTCATCTACAATAACAACATCTACATGTCTGCCATTATTAAATACTTCTACGGTATCAGTTACAACTTCATTTGTTGGAGATGATCCGTCACCCCAACTTCCTTTTCTTTTTTGTGCTTGATTTCCAGCACAATGAAGATGACCCCATTGTCTCAGGTTAGGATTGAGAGTAGAGGATGGCGGAGCATTTTTAAAAAAATCACCAGAGATAACATATGGTTCGTTATTAACTACGTGTCTTTTGATATGAATATTATCTACTGTTTCGACTGCCAACACCCTATGATCTTGGCGCAGTCTCTCTGCCTGATCGGCAGTCATCATATAATGAGTGTTCCTACTAATAGGACGCTTCTTTACAAGAGGAAAGTTAGTAAGATACATCTCATTGTAAAACTGCTCCAGGTCTTCCTTCCTGTGGAGCGTTACAACGTATTCCTTATCCATATCAAGCCTCTAGTTGAACGTAAGTAAGAGTTACTGTAACATTAGCAGTAGCACCACTCTTATTTACAACCTTAGCATAAGTTGTTCCCGTTGCATTAGCATTGTATGCAATTGTTCCAGGAGAAATTAGTTGAGTGGTAGCACCCGTAGTAATAACTTCTGCAATCACACCAGAACCAGGAGTGGGATCTGTGGTTTCTGATCTACCACCATCATTTGTTCTGCTAGTGGTATCTGTGTAAAGAGTAACCCAAGCAGCATGTGATGTCTCGATTTTCAGCAGAGCGTATGCAGGAGGTGTTGTTATAGAAACAGCAGCATCCGAACCATCAGGAAGAGATGCTGCTGTGATTTGAGATGTTGTTCTAGACTGCAATGGTGTTCCAGGTGTGCTCCAGTTAGCACCAGTTGCATTTCCTGATCCATCATTACCTGTTGCAGTAATAACCTGACCTGCTACACCAGTATTAGAATCAAAAGAAATAGTAACAGGAAACCCGCCATTAGTTAGTTCTAAACTTCCTCCTGCTCCCAGTCCTTCAAGTTGTACAATACTTGGAGTACCAGTACCAGGATCTCCAACACCAAAGTAAGCAGTGCTAAGAGTGCTAACTAAAGATGCCGAATTAGTATTATTAACCCATCCAGGTATGCCAGAGTTATATACCAACACATCCCCATCTTGGACATTGCTAACAGTGACATCAGATAAAGAATCGACTGTAACTGAGAAATCTGTATTTTCCCATGCAAGATTAGAAGAATTATATCTAAGAACTTGATCTGCTTGTGGATTTACAATTGATACATCACTATGATTACTTACTGAACCATAAAGAGTTAAATATGAGGACAGATCAGGTGGAGTATAACTAAAATCTCCAGTGTTACTATCATATGCCAATGATCCACCACCAGAAGCAGTAGCATTGGTAACACTAAAAACTGTTAGATTGGTAGCAGTAGCACCAGACCCAGCAGCAGTCCAACTCTCTCCGTTCCACGAGTAAGTAATACCTGCTACAACATAGGTAAATGTTCCATCAGTTGCCTGCCCTGCTGTTGAGGGAAAATTGATTGCCATTTCTTAAGATGCTCCTTCCGTTATTATTTATTTCAGTGTGCAATTATCTGAACCGCTAGGGACCCAGTATCAATAAATGAACCCGCTACATTCTTCACTGAGAAATCTATATGTCCAGTAGATCTAATAGATGCTACAACCATTGCTTCAGCACCATCCATATGGTGAGCAAAGACATAATAGTCAGTAGTATTAGTGAATGCGTTTGCAAATGTCAGGCGATAATTTCCACTAGATTGTTGTGCGACTGTTACACCCAACGTTCCAGTCCATGCAGGACTTGCACCTAATGTAAATGAACCAGCAGAACTGGTTGCTGGTGGTGTATATGTTGTTGTGCTACCACTGACAGGATGTGCTGATGTTGGTGGAGTAAAGACTTGAGTTTGATGCTGACCTTCGCTAGCATATCTAACATCTTTAGTGATACGAAGATCATCAATGTATCCATCAAAAGTGTATGTGGAGGTAGCCTGACCACCACCAATGCAGATATCATAACTATTGTTATCAATAGCATTTGCATAATCATTACCAGCAGAGGTGCTTGATGATTCAGTACCATTTGTATATAAGTGTAGAGCTCCGTTACTATCTCTAGTGAAAGCAACATGCACCCAATTATTGAGATACTTAGGATCCCACTCGACTCCTGCCATATTCTCTAGTGATAATGAATATGTCACGCTATTATCTACATTGAAGTATTTAAAATACCAGGATCTATTGTAATATGCATCAATGTGGGTATAAATCGACCAACCGCCTGCAGTTTGCCCTGCGTTGCTTTTTGAAATGATTTCTTGTTGACCACCATTAGTAGTTTGACTAATATTCGCACTATTGAAATAAATCCAAAATTCAATGGTCCATGTTCCAGTGAAATCATATTCGGATCTGTGTGTATACTTAACTCCGTTTCCAGTACATCTTAAAGAATTCGTGCCGAAGACTGATGGAGATGCAACTAAAGTAGCGGGATTAAGTCCAGAGTAATGTTGTAAGTCACCAGTTGAACCAAATCTTAAATCATTTGCGTCATTATCAAAATTAGTTCTGATAAGCACTTGGTCCCAATCAGTTTCTGCTGGGATAGTAGTTACTGCAGCGTTGGCAAAAATAAACTCTTGCCACACAGTTCCATCATAAAAATATGGTTTGCCATTGACCTGTCTTAGTTCACCCAGTGTTCCTGCTGGTGGGGAAGATGGATTAGTACGGAACTTAAATCCATTGGCGGCAACTACACCATCAATATTTTCGTATAGTTGTCCTAGAGGTGGTGAAGCATCAACCCACTGTGTGCTATCAGTATCATTATAGTAAATCTTCAGGCGTCCCTTATCACTCTCCCACCATAGATCACCAGCATTAGCAGAACCAGGAGCAGTATCAGAGATAGTTACATTAGCACCACCACCACCACCACCTACAGCAGCAGTAACAGCAGGTGCCCAATTAGAACCATTCCAAGTTAGCACATCATTCAGGTTAGGAGTACTGGTAGCAACATCTGCAAGTTCAGATAGAGAAGAACCAGTATCTAATAGTTGCGTCCAAGCACCAGCATGTGCGAAGTATCCATGACCTTCAGCATGAACATGAGCGAACATACCATGATAGGTAGTTGGACTAACTGCATTGAGTGCTGTTATATCAGCAAAGTTATTGGAGTAGAATAACTTACCTGTAGTTGTAAAATCTCCAGAAATTAAATCAAGACCAGAAGATGTAAATACTGCCCTATCAGTTAATCCATTTTCATTCGTAATTCTGACTGCTGTACCAGCACCAAGTTTTAGATCTTCAGCACCACCAGGAACTCTTACATCAAAACTATTAGTTGCAGAAACATATAAGATACGACCATTAGAACTAGCACCAAAGTTTAATACCTTATTATTAGCAAAGGCACTATTATTATTAAATTGTGTAGTTCCCCCGAAAGTTAGGTTAGAAGAAGTAGTAGCACCTCTACCTGTTACAGTAGCAAGTGTATCAGTTTCTGCATATGAATTAAGATAGTTTGGAGTCCAGTTCTCCCATCTACCATTAGCAACACTATATCTAAGTAGTTGTGCGTCCTGAAGAGTTGCTATTGTGACATCAGTGTGACCACTAATATTTCCAAGAGAACTTAAGTAACCAGCACTAGCATGGTCTCCCCAACCATATGCATCGTTCCAGTTAGTAATATTCTGATTAACAATACTAGACGCAGGGGATGCCGTGAAAACAGGATCAGTTTCCGACGAAGTAAATTGGAACCTACCCAGAACCTTCCAGGTTGTTCCATCATAAGTCCAAGTTACGCCGCCAAACGTATATGTATCATTAATATTTGGCGACGCAGGGAAATCTAATGCCATTTTTAGACGCTACTACTCTTCTGATATATTTAGTTATCTATTATAGTAACCTCTTGGGAAGAGTAATCCAAAACTAGGTCTTCTTCCTGTGAGGAATCCACGACGCGCACTCACATCACTACTAGCAGATTCAAAGTCATCAATATTATAATTATATGGCGTAGATACACTACTAGCAATTCTATCTACACCAGAATACTCTGGTGTAATAACAGCAGTAGCAGTGTTAGCAAGAAATCTAATCTGATCATATCCAGATGCCGCTGTGTCTGGAGTTTCGGATAGTGTTATGTTTGCCATCAGTTTATACGAGCGAGGAACAGCATACCAATAGCACTACTATTAATTACACCATCAAGACCAGCTTGATTGGTATCATATCCAGCTAAGATAACTTCATATATTTCAGAAGGACTAATTGTTACAGTATCTCCTGGTCTGAATGTAGTTTGTCCTGGTGTGGTAGAGAACTGAAGCATAACAAAATCATCAGGTAGATAATAAGGACATGGAGCTATGTTATGTGCTATAGGAATACCTTTGATTGGTCTATAGTAATCAGCATTAGTGCTCATACTATAGTCACCATATCTATCATAGGTACTGTTCCTATAGTAAGTCATGACTTGATTATCAGTAGTCTCATTATTATCTGTTTTAATATTACAAGCATACTTTGTTCCGAATTGATAACTGTTTGTATCTCTAGCAAATCCATAACTAGATTCTCTAGCTTTCGATGATGAGGATACAGGTTCCGCACCTGACATGTCAGTCAATGTACCATAATATCCTGGGATATAATAATACGTATTAACAACTCTAGATTGACCTACAGGAACCTCATATGTTGATATTGTTCCAAGGAATACATCATCTAAATCCCATAGGTTAGTTCCAAATCCAGCACCTTTATGAATGGTAAATGCTCCATATGGAATAATAACTTCATTAACCGTTTGACAGAATTGAATGATAGCAAAGTTAGTATCCTGTGGTGCCTGTGCTCTATACACTCTGATGCTCATTGGATAAGCATTTGGTGTTAATGTAGTAGCAATAGGAATTCTCGTCCATGCTGCGTTAGCAGATCTATTGATGTACTCTCTAGATAGGCTTTTATCCAAACCAACGACACCACCAAATTGTCCATAATTAGTCTGACCATTGGTGCTGACAGTTTTAGTTCCGTAACGATTCATCCATTCCCAATGATTGCCGCTATTAATATACAAATGAGTGTCACCATGGTTTGATGTTCCAAATGTATAATATGAAGTGCCATATCTTTTACTGGCATCATTGACTACTTTCAGAACGGCAAATTCACCAGTGTCACTCTTCTGATAAAAATTAGATCCAGATCCAAGATTAGTAACATGCACCTCACATATTCCATCATTCGCATTGGATGATGTTTCTGGAGTAGCGACTCCAAATCTAAGATCATCTTCTGGAGTAGAACCACCAATCTGATCACCAGGAATTGTAAATACTTCTCCGTTTGACCATCCACTACCTATACTATTAATTAAAATTTGTTGAATGTGTCCATATAGATGGTCTCGGTAAATTCTTAGTTTTAATTCAGATCTACCGCCACTAGCAGGGACAGTATATTTCCAATAATCATCTATGCCAGAATTATTTTGTAATGCTGGACTAATTACAATTTCACCTTTCATAGCAGACTCTGTGCTGCTACAATAAATGTATTTTGTTAGTCCATAATTGCTAAAAATTTTTTCGGTATTAGATCTAAAATCTATAGGAATTTGTTCATCGGGAAGATTCTTTTCGTTTTCTGATTGGTACCAATAAGCTCCGTTGAAAGTACATGTTCCAGAAGAGATATTATCATTAGTTGGTATAGCAGCCAGTCCTGGGGAACCAACAATATCTCTCCAACTAGGAGTGGTTAAAAGTTTATTTGCATCATAGTCATCAGTTCCGCCACAAAGGTTAAAGGTACCACCACTAGTATCATCCACAGCGAAGTAAATAACATCACCTGATTCAATATTAATTGTGCGGTTATCAAAAGAAGCATCATTAATATCTCTAAAATTATAACCAGTGTTAGATTTAAGAGCAGAGGTGCTTGCCCAACCGCCATAACTCAGTGTAATCGCAGTATCATTAGCAGCATCTGTAGCGTTTGCGGCTAGTTTAAAGTAATCATCATCAACAACAATTATATAATAAATTGTATCTAATGTGAGACCAGCAACATTTTGAGTCTCTATTGTTCCACCAGGAGCCCAATGAACTGCTTGACCCGTAGTAAATCCATGTCCATCAATTCTAATCTCATTTGGGTGAGTTGGATCAGTATCAGCATAAAAATAATATGCACTTGTGACACGATGCTCTTTCAGCATTCTATAAGCAGTAGTCCCCTGACTGATTACAGTATAGTAATGACTAGTATAAGCAGTAATTGGAAGATCTCTAGAGGCAGTATCAAATCCACCAGTATTATAAGTAAGACTGCCAGTTGGCGATCCCACCCATTGAGGAACTCCACTTATACCAGTACCACCGTGCATTCCCAAGTTAGCAAAGACAGTTTCCAATGCATCAATTACATTTTCTTTTGTCCAACCAGAGTTGCCGTTATTGACATCCACTACCGATCTTAAGATTGCCATTTCTAGACTACACTACCTTTCAAATATATTTAGTTATCTGTTGTAGTATCCTCTTGGGAAGAGCAGTCCAAAGTATGGTCTCCTACCACGTAGGAATCCACGCGAAGGACGACGCTTGCGATATGGTTGATTGTTTAAAGGTCCAGAATAATCCAGATCGTTAATATCAAAATTTTGAGGTGCTTCTCCTGGTCCAGTTACTCTATCAGAAGAAGAAAAAACAAGTGAGATGAAACCAGTGGCAGTGTTTGGTTGCAACTTAGTTTCATCAAAACTATCGGCAGGAGCATCAGGTGCTTCTGAAAGTATTATTAATGCCATCAGCTAATCCTTGCTAAGAACAACATACCAATTGTAGAATTATTATCTACACCATCAAGACCATTTTGTTGTGTTTGATATGCACCACGAATAATTTCATATGTTTCAGTTCCACCAATCGTTACAGTATCACCTGTTCTGAATTGTGTCAGACCAGGAGTTGTTGATACCGATAGCATCACAAAATCATCTGGTAGATAATAAGGACATGGAACCATTCTTTCGTTGATTGGCAAACCTTTAAATGGTTTGTAATAATCTGCGTCTGATGCTACAGAATTTCCATTGTACTGATCGTAAGCACTGTTTCTATAGTACAAATACATGCTAGAGGTGCTATTATCATCTGTCTCTATATTACACACATACTCAGATCTAGTAGTTAAATTTGGATTCTCAGGATCTCTCAAATAACCATAGAAAGCTTCTCTGGCAATACTATACGGACCAACTGGTTCTTCATTAGTTCCACGATCACTAGTATAATAACCATAAACAGGAGCACATGAAGTATGATCTAATCTGATAGATCTTGTGCCTATGCTATAAATCATCATTGATCCATTGAAAACGTGATCAAAGTCCCAAACATTAGATCCAAATGTAGCACCTTTATAAATTGTAAAGGCACCATATGGTTGAACAATATTATTGATTGTTTGACAGAATTGAATGATAGCAAAGTTAGTATCTTGTGGAGCTTGTGCTCTATAAACTCTAATCTCCAAAGGATATGCTGTTGGGGTAGAGGTACTACAGTAAGTAACCTGTGGAATACTCCAATAAGTTGCAGAAGATAGGTTGATCGGATAATCATAACTATTATCCATCCTATCTAATCCAGTTTGTCCTGTAAATCTACCAGCATTACTACTACCATTGTTTTCTTCGATGCCATTTACATTCAACCATCTATATCCACTTCCACAATTAAATACTAAGTCATTGTTTGAATCACTGGCAATTCCAAACGAATAGTAAGTAGTTCCATATGTCTTAGATGCGTCATTAACATTTTTTAGAACCGCCCAATTACCACTATTTGATTTCTGGTAAAAGTTAGAACCACTACCTAAAGTTGTTGTCCGTAGAGAAGGTGTGCCATCACCTGCTGTACTATCACCATCTACTCTGACCCCAAATGTTACGTCATTATCAGGTGTTATTCCACCAATTTGATCTCCAGGAATAGTAAAGACTTCATCGGTAGTCCACCCAGTTCCTTTAGTTAAGATTGAAATGTCAGACAATCTTCCATAGTAAGAACTAGTAGAACTCTGATACCTACTTACTCTAAGTTTCAAAGCAGATCTACCACCACTAGCAGGAACTTCATAATCCCAGAAAGCATCATAAGAACTGTCATATCCACTAACCTGAGGGTAGACATTAATCACACCCTTCATTCCCGAGTTGGTATCGTTGGCGTAGATATATTTCCTTGATCCTAAGGTTTCTGATGGGTGGAACAATTCCTTATCAGCGGGATCAGTAAACGATTGATAATACCCTCTTGCATCCCAATTAATAATACCAGTATCAGATCCCATTCCTGTAGGAGCAGTTGTATAACTAGTAGTCTGAGGGAGCACTCCATTAGTCCAACCAGCAACGATATGCTTATTAGCATCGTAATCATCAGTGTCATAACAGAGATACATGTTGCCACTTCCAGCAGTATCTAAAGTAATTTGTAGTACATCTTGCGATCCAATATTAATAGTGCGGTTATCAAAAGAAGCATCATCAATATCTCTGAAACCAGCCGATTGTGAAGATTTAGCAGCATAATCCGCTCCACCCCAACCGCCATCATTCAATGTAATTGCAATACCATTAGCAGCATCTGTAGCGTTTGCTGCTAGTTTAAAGTAATTATCATCAACAACAATTACATAGTAAATTGTATCTAATGTGAGACCAGCAACATTATTGTCTTCATTTGTTACACCAGGAGCCCAATGAATTGCTTGGTTTTGAACCAATTCATGATAGTCAATTCTAATCTCACTTGGGTGATCAACTTGGTTACTAGAATAAAAATGATATGAAGATGAGACAAAAGAATATCTCAGCATTCTATAAGCAGATGTACCAATCGCTGATGCGACATACTTACGAGTTATTCTACTTCTGTTCGATCGACCACCACCACAGGATCTCCAAGATTCATGCTTTCCAACGCTACCAGCTGGACTCTTACAAGATTGAGGAACACCAGAAGAACCACTACCACCATGAAATCCTAGGTTGGCAAACGCAGTCTCCAATGCATCCATTACATCGTTGCTAGTCCAACCTGTATTGCCGTTATTGACATCAACGACTGACTTTAAAATTGACATCTTTATTATTCTCCGATCTGTAGTGCTGTTAGAGTAACTGTGATTGTAGTTGCCGATCCACTTCTGTTAGTGACTGACAAATAAATGGTGTCCGTTCTTGGACTATCATTATTAAATCCCATGATGCCTGGGGATATTAGAATTGATTCTGCTCCAGATGTTCTCACTTCAGAAATAACACCGCTACCTGGGGTAGGATCTTCTCCCTCACTTCGTGTAGTATCAGCGTCTCTTGACGCATCATCTACATACACTCGCACCCATGCCTCAGCATCAGTAGTAATCTTGAATAACGAATATGCCTTGTAACCTGTAATATTTAGATCCGTGGTCACATCAGCACCTATTGATACTGTAGTTCCAGAAAGATCTTGAATGGATGGAACAGTAGAACCACCAGTAGCAGTTAGAACACCGTTACCATCAATAGAAAGACCAGAACCAACTTTTATACCACCAAGAGTTGTAGCATCTGCTGTTGGTAGTGTGTATGATCCAGGGTTAGAACTCAATACACCATCGACATCGATGCTTAGATTAGCACCAACCTTAAATCCACCAAGAACAGTGGGTGAAGCAATAGGAAGAGTATATGCTGGTGGAATAGTTGGTTTGTTAAGAATTTCTTCCAGTCCAGATGTAGCATTCCAGTCAGCATTTACTGGTGCTGTGCTACCAAGAGCAATTCTGTTATTAGCACTATCCCATGTTACGGTTGTACCACCACTACCAGTAACCTCAATGCTATCATCATTGTTATTAGCATCACGAAGAGTGATAATAGCATTATTACTAGTAGTGTTTGACCCTAGTAGATCATACGTGGTTCCACCACCGCCACCTCCGTCACCAGTAGCGGAAGCATTAATGGCATTATTGACATCATCATATGTAAATGTAATATTTGTATGTACGCCGTTGGCAAACATCGTAGCAACAGCATCTTGTGCTTCCTCATCAGTGTAGAACTGAGCAGAAATATCAGGCGATCTAAATGTGATTGTGCTAGCATCTGTGCGCTCTACAGTCAGACCATCAGCACCAGCAAATGTAACCTCATCTATGACACTTTCGCTATCAGTTAGTCTGAATGTAGCGTTGGCACCAGCACCTGGCTCAGCAGAAATACCATATGTAGTATCAGTTACAGTATTGTCAATTCTAATTTCATCGTTAGACCTAATAATTGATAGTCCTGTTCCTGCATGAAGTGTTACATCACTGGTGACACCTTCGGAATCTGATAATCTTAAAATTTTCTTAGCATCATTAGCACCAGGATCATCTACTGCACTAAGAGAATATGTTAGTTGGGTGTTAGCAAGTAGTGCAGAAAAGTCTGATGTAGTAGAACTGTTAGTAGTAACGAGTCTCTGACTGGTCCAACTTACAGAGTTGGAATAATACATCGCACCAGTCGCTTGAGAGTATGCGAAACCACCCTCATTAACATTTGCTCCAGGGAAGAATGCTACACTAGCATATACGTTCTCAAATGGATCACCAACAGGAGAAGCATCAACCCACTGTGATGAATTACCATCATAATACCATATCTTCATGGTGCCTTCATCAGACTTCCACCACATATCTCCTGTTGATGGATTTGATGGAGCAACATCTGAGATAATAGCTTTAGCAGTTAGAGCAGTAGGAGAATTGACCCATTGACTGCCATTATATTTCAGAACTTCATCAATAGTAGGTGCAGAAATGACAACATCAGAGAGATCATCAATTGCTCCTAGTGATGTTAGGTATCCAGCGTCATTTGTGAGGTCAGATAATGCTGTTGCGAAACTATAGTAAGTAGTTCCATCGTTAGTAAATTTCCACTTGTCAGCAACTTCATCCCAAAGAATACTTACATCAGCATCACTTCCTCTATCGTTTCTGATGATGGCATTTAATGCACCAGATGCTTGGTTTTCATTAATAACAATCTCATTGTTTGTTACATTCAGAGTAGTAACATTGTTTTGAGTGGTTGTACCAAGAACATTTAAGTTTCCACTAACAATCAAGTTCAAGAAAGTACATTCTGTATTGGTTGATGCACCTCTAGCAGTTACAGTATCAAGAGTGTCAGTTTCTGTGTAAGTACTTAAAAAATTTGGAGCAACATTTACCCAGGCACTGCCGTTATATTCAAGAACCTGCCCAGGTACAACACCAGAAACAGCAACATCACTTAGTCCAGTAATAGATGACGCTAAAAGATCTGTTAGATATCCTACTTGTGCATGATCACCCCAAGTGTATGCTGTATTCCAACTAGTTACATTCGTAGTTGTAATAGCAGCAGCTGGTGATGCTTGGAAAACAGGATCTGTCTCAGTATATGAGGTTAAGTATCCAACAGAAGCATGGTTGCCCCAACCATAAGCATTGTTCCAGTTTGTGACTTGCTGCAGAGAAATGCCAGCAGCAGTAGAAGCAGAGAATATAGGGTCAGTTTCTGTGTATGATGTGAGATACCCAGCATTAGCATGGTTGCCCCAAGAATATGCTGCACTCCAATCAGTTTTATTTTGATTAGTAATCTGATAGGCAGGTGATGCCAGGAAGATAGGGTCAGTTTCTGAGTATGATGTTAGATAAGCAGAGAGATCTGGCGGTGTGAAGGTAAATTCACCATTCACACTATTATATGTGAGAGTAGAATTGCCAGCAGCAGTAAGAGTTACGCTCGATTGTGCTGGGATAACTGGTTTGTTAAGGATTTCAGCGACAGTTCCAACAGCATTCCAATCAGAATTTACCTGTGCTGGTGGAATAGTTGGTTGATTTGTTAGATCACTATAACTACCACTGAAAGGAGTAATCCACTCAATAGAAGAACCAGTTGATCCGAGAACTTGACCAGAAGCTCCAGTATTTCCTGCTGCCTGTAGTGGTTTGCCAACAGGAATATTCAATCCTTCTTTAATTTCAATTGGAGAATCATCTCCATAATTAGCGATTTGGTTCGCAAGAATTTTTGACATACTTCTAGTCCTGAAGACAGTTATACTAAGCTAGAAGTATTTATTAAATATGATTAGACATAAAAAAGGGGGGTGGTCAAACCCCCGAGGCACATGCACGCCACTTGTTTTATTATTTTAACTGCTAAACAAGAAAACAGCCACACGGAAGGGGTTTGGCACCACCACTTACTCTTTGACTGGAAGTAAGAAACCAGGCGGGAGAGAGTCCCATCCGCACCACTAATTCTTGTGGAAAAATTAGAAACCCGAGGGGTCGTTAAACCCATCCCGACCAGGGCACTTTTATAGTCGTTCCGAGACTAGTCAGAACGATACTACCGACCCTTATAGTCATCAAATGAGATGACATCATTGCCAAAAGCACCAGGCATTTCGACTGGTCCTGCAGCAAATACAATATCATCCATAGCATCTAAGTCACCACCAACACGGTCGTTGTTTAGATAATCAGATGACAGTGTAAAACTAAAGTTAGGATCAATGTTGAAATTTTCACTGACCTTTCGGTTTAGATCAGACACATTTTGATACTCAGTAAAGAGTTCAGTGAGAAACTCTTCATCGCCCTCAGCAAGAGCGTTGATCAATGCCTGACGGAGTGCTTCTTCAGCAGATTGGACTTGTGATCTTACGCTCATAATAACCTCTTAATTTGTTACGGTGTCACGGACATAGCAGGGCACACCATCTGGATCTAACCATTTGGTATACTCTACATCTTCTAGACAAGTGTCTAGTTGCATTTGGTTGTCAAGAAAATACATGTCAAAGTATCTCTTTTTCCACTCATGGTATTTTTGAATACGGTAGTCAGGTCTACCATTGATTTCCAGAAGACCGCACTGAACGTAGCGGTAGGGAAATCTCTCAAGAATGACGGTTGGTTTCATCAGGTTCCTTGTTACTTCCAAATTGTAGCACCTCCTCAGCGTCATGTAAAGGAGGTGTGTCAGTTTTCTTTCTGACCTGCTTGCTACTCCAGAATGCTAGAGCAATCAAGGCAAAGTAGAACAAGGTATCATCAATCATCACAAGGAAGAAGACGAGACCACCACTAAACCTTAACCAGTTAGGCAATTTCTTGGTAAGATTACTTACCACAGGAGGAATCTTCTTTTCAAATTTGAAGTAGAGAATTGCTGTCAGTGTAACTGTGATCTCACTCATCGGAACGATGAAGTATAGAGACAGGAACACGAAGATAGGCCAATAATGTCTCTCTGGAATCTTTTGGATTAGAGAGACATACTTAGCAATTAACTTTTTAACTAGCATCATCATGTGTTGTCATCATATCTTCCCAGTCAGAATCAGTAACCTGATCTGCTAGTTCTTTATATTCTTCAGCAGGGACTGCCATAACAGCAGTTCCATCTGGTTTGCGAACTATAAAGGATTCACCTGCTTCAATGCGATCCATGTATGCATCGAAGTCTTTTTCAAATTCAGCAAAGGGAACTTCAACCATTGATCTCCTTAAAATCTTTTTCAAAAATTGCTAGACCAGAATCGGTCAGCACATGGTTATACATTTTGTCGAATACAGCAGGTGGCAAAGTGCATACGTTAGCACCATATAAGAAACAACGCGAGACGTGATGGACATCTCTCAAACTGGCAGCAAGGATCTTGGTGCGAACACCATGAGCACAATACAAACCAGAGATAGCACGAACAAGTTCAACACCACTGAAGGAGTTGTCATTCATACGACCCACGAAAGGTGAGATGTATGTGGCACCTGCTTTCGCTGCCATCACTGCCTGAGCGGCGCTGAAGCACAAGGTAACGTTAGTCTCTACACCTTGAGCGGTGAGTTCTTTACATGCCTTCAGACCCTCTACAGTGAGGGGTAGTTTGATCGTAACATTGTCAGCAATATCACGATACTTAATAGCATTGGTAAGCATCTCAAAGCAGGAGTCACCTTCTACTTCAGCAGAGATGCTTTCAAAAGCAAAGTTGGTTGCTAGTGTTTTAATGAACTCCACATAATCCACACCAGACTTACGAACTAGTGTAGGATTTGTAGTAATGCCATCGACTAGACCAGTCTTATAGCGGTCAGCAATTGCTTCGTAGTCAGCAGTGTCTAGGAAAATTTTCATTATTAGTTGTTTAGGGGAATGTTTCCAGATGGTCCGTTAGCGATGTTTTCTTCAGGACAATTAAATTTTAAGGCGATTGTAATTCTAGGTTGTGTTCTAAAACTAGTTGCCCTATGAGGTATTTTACCATCAAAGATGACCAATTGTCCAGGTCTTGGTAGCAATCCGAATATATTGTCATCAACTACAAACTCAGTTTGTCCGCCATCTTCATATGTTGTTTCTGGATTAACATAAAAGAGGCATGTATATACACTTTCGTCTTCATGAAAAAATGGTTGCTCTCCTGGTCGAAAGAGATTTGCATATACTCTATTGATAGATTGATCTTTTAAAGATTTTTGTTTATTGACTGCAATTTCATACAACAAATTAACCTGTTCCTCTTTTAGATTGCATACCATTCCTGTTGGCGGGTGATCATCGTCATCAACCTCACCATACATAAATTTTCCTGAGTAAAGTAGGTCTTCATAAAGTTCTCTATTCTGCTCTGGTGTCAGAACATTTTCGAAAACAGCAATAGTATTTTCCATCAGACACTAGACCACTCTTCCATATGTGTAAAATGTTCTTCAAGATTATAATACAGTTTATAGTTCTTTGTCAAGACATAGTACCCATCGATAGTATATCCATCATCGGTCCACCCATATGCTATTACATGCTCACAACTACCGTTAATAGTAAAACATTTGTTGGTATGAAGGTAACTTTCATAACGAGCGTCCAGATTAATCATTAGCGTTCCTCAAAATTAATGCGACGGACCTTGCGTTGGCGTCGTTCCTCCTGGTATTTTAGGTCACTTTCTGTTAGAATCCCGTTATATTTAATATTCTTTTCATAATTGACTAAGACGACTTCCCCTAAATCAACTGCTCCAACGGTGTCATCTACTACCCTCATCTGATTAGGGCAACCGCAGAACTGAACTTTGCTAGTGCTTGTCAATTCTTTGCGACAAACCTTGCATCTTGATGTTAGCATTTTTTAGCATTTAACCTCTTAATGAGTAATGCTCGAAGAGGGGATCGAACCCCCGACAACTTGAATGTAAATCAAGTGTTCTACCGCTGAACTATTCGAGCGTACTCCCTCTCCTGGATTCGAACCAGGGACCAAGCGATTAACAGTCGCTCGCTCTACCGCTGAGCTAAGAAGGATTAGTGTCGGTAAGAGGACTTGAACCTCCACGTCATAAAGACACTGGTACCTAAAACCAGCGCGTCTACCAATTCCGCCATACCGACAAGGCGACTCAAGTAGGATTCGAACCTACGACCGACTCTTTAGAAGAGAGTTGCTCTATCCAGCTGAGCTATTGAGTCTTGTATCCCCACATTATATGGGGTATTTGATTATTCGTCAAGCAACTTGTAGTTGCAGGACAAGGTTTTTCTAAGTTCTTTGCTAGTATTTTTACTAACTCCATGTAGCATGTGAGCAGGAAAGAAAATAAAATCTCCAGCACAGACATTTGGTGTCCAATACTCACTACAATCCATTAACTTTCTCATTGAAAATGAAATTTCTGTGTTGTGTCTTTCTCTGAAATAGAAATTATTCCCATCATTAAGAAAAAATACACCAGCAATGTCTTCATCCCAGTGATCATGCAGTTCTTGGTAACCACCCTGACTGTATATATTCAACCAGGGATTGCTTACTTGAAAGGCAAAAGGTTTTCCAAGTCTCTTAGATAATTCTTCTACACTTGGTTGCAATAGATCTAGGTAATCTTCATACCGTAAGGGAACTCTATCAACTTCACACTTATCTCCCCAGTTAAAAGAGGAGTTATCTATGCTTGTCTCAGTATTTAACTGAGCAATTAACTGTTCGCAATTTGGTGCTTTGAATTGTATGTAAAAGTTATGACGAAAAATATAGTTCATCCCAAATTGATCTTTTTAACGTAATCATATGCATAAGATTGGCGATGTCCTTTAATACCCCAACCCAACCAGTAATAGGAAGTAACCATGTATTGAGAGACAGTTTGTCCAGAACCCTCAAACTCAGGAAGATAGCGTTGGAAGATAGGTTCGTTGATCATCCAGCGAGTCTGACCTTCCAGACTACTGGGGTCGCAAATATACTTGGCACAGAAGTTTCCAAGACCTTTGTAGCGACCGATAGAAGTCCATTGGATCAAACCATACCCACCACTCTTACACTCTGTGTAGGAGACGCGAGCACCACCTTCACAGATGTTAGGGATGAACTTACTCTCCTGCTTGATGTTCCCCATGATCGTAGCAAGAGCATTACGATCTTTGATTTTAGTTTGTTCCTGAAGTTCTTCTAGAACAAACTGCTCTTCTGGAGTGCAATCATCACACTTCCATGTGAGTTTATACTGTATCGTAGGGAGAGGTTCTACTGCTGGAGGTACAGGTACTGATGGTCCTGTGAGACCCACAGTAAGGGCAGCAGAGGCAATCAAAATTTTAAGCATTGAAGTAGTCTTTCCTGTAGTAACGTCCAAGGATGTTGCTATTATAGTATGCAGGGGTGCCGTCTGTCAAGCTCTCGGTAAGGACATTGTGGAGGAAGAGTTGGCGGGTCTCCTCATAGTTAACTCGTCCTGGAGTACAGTGGAGGGAGAGGATCTCTCTAGTAAAAGACTCCCGTCCATATTTTTTAACATCTTCTGTAAGTTCTGGACAACTTCCATAGTACTTTCTCCAGTTACTTTCACTTGTAACTCTTCGCCGCTTTGTAGTTTGACCAGTATCTCTAGGCTTTCGTTTTTGCCAGAAGTATTTTCTACCGATGTAGGAACGGTTGGTGGTGCTACAGGTAATCTTGTAAACAAAACCATAATTGTCCCCAATAAGAGACCCGTCAAAGACGCTCCCACGATACATCCAGGGATTTGGATACTCTTTAATTTCTGCCACATACTCATGATTTAACCTCCATTATTTATTCAGTCCCAAGGATCTGGTACTTGAGGCGCATGGCGCTTAGGACCCACGCCTCGCTGAGAGACTTGGGTCCGTCCATCACGATCCTCGCGTGGCGTTCGCTCACGTTTGGATCTTGAAGTGCCTTTACCTTCCAACCAGGCAAAGATTCTTTCATCATAACTGGAAACCAGCGAACGTATCCTTCTTAACATCTTGTTTAATGCTCCCGATAAGGTAAGATTCTACTTCTGTTTCCTGTGGTGCTACTTGCATACCTTTAGAAGATAACCAGTGCTCGGTCCATGGTAGAGGGTTATTTGTGATAGGAGTATCAAAAATTGCCTTCAATCCAATAGACTTTAGACGACGATTAGCAGTCCATTCGACATACTTAGCAAGAAGTTTGTCATTAAGACCGATGAGAGATCCATCTTTAAACAAATACTCTGCCCAAGACTTCTCTTCTTCTACACACTCACGGAACATCTGATAGACATTCTCTTCCTCTTCCTTAGCAATCTCAACCATCTCGGGATCATCACCTTCCAACCATTTTTTGATAATGTTCTTGGTGATAGTCATGTGCTGACTCTCATCTCTGGCAATGAGACCAATAATCTTAGCAGATCCTTCTAGAAGTTTAAGTTCACCAAAAGCAAACGAACAAGCGAAAGAAACATAGAAACGAATACCCTCTAGGATATAAACGTTCATGACTGCACGATACAATTTACGCTTAAGTTCATGAAGTTCTATCTGTGCTGTTGGAACTTCATCCAAAGCATGTTCCCATTGATTACCTGCACCCCAGTCCTGTGCTGCCTGCAGAAACTCATCATAGGCATGGGTAACTGACTGTGCCCTCGCAAGAATCCTATCATCATCTAAGATTTTATCAAAGACATCAGAAGGATCAGCATATACATTCTTGATAATATGAGTATAAGAGCGACTATGGATCATCTCCATGGTCTGCCAGATATTCATGGCACCCTCAAGCTCGGGTAGGCTGCAATAAGGCATGAAAGCCATGCCAGGACCACGACCTTGTACGGAGTCAAGGAGGATTTGATACTTAAGGTTCGACGTGAAGATGTGTTTCTGTGCATCATTTAAAATTTGATAGTCAGCGCGATCTTTCTGTAGAGATACCTCTTCAGGACGCCAGAAATAACCTAGTTGTTGCTGTGTAAGTTTATCAAACACAGGATACTTAAACTTATCGTATCTCTGAACCCCAAGAGGGGGTCCAAAGAACATTTTTTGCTTGGTGCTATCAACGATACCTGTATTAAACACCGTCATACCATCTACTTGACTACGCATTTGATTATTTGTTCTAAATTTTGCAACTGTCACAGTCATCCTCCTCGGTTTCTAAAATTTCTGATAATAAATCTTGGACTTGATTTGGTTTCTCATCAATAGCATCTAACAAATCATCTTTGTTATCATATGTGTTTTGATAATAAGAAGTTTTCCATCCATACTTGTAAGTCTTCAGGAAATCACCTGCCATAACAGATACTGGGACCTCATTATTGTCATAGTTCTCTGGATTATAACTCCAGTTGCCAGAAATTGCCTGATCAAAAAACTTTTGCATGGCAGCAACAATTTTGATGTATCCATCATTACTCTTCATATCCCATAGAAGAGTGTAGTTATTTTTGAGACTACCATACTGAGGAACGATCTGTTTGAGCGGTCCCTTTTTGCTTTTCTTAGTGGACAAATAGGCTCTAGGTGGTTCGATTCCATTTGTTGCGTTTGACACAACGGAACTGCTTTCAGATGGCATCTGAGCAGACAGTGTTGAGTGCCTGAGTCCGTAGGTGGCGATAGATGTCCTAAGAGAATCCCAATCATGATTCAACTCCGTTCCACAGAACTCATCGATATCACGCTTGTAAGTGTCGATTGGGAGGATACCGTCTGCATACTTCGTTCTATGGAAATAACCACACTTCCCTTTCTCCTTGGCAAGGTCATTACTTGACTTGAGCAAGTAATACTGGAAAGATTCAGACAAGTCGTGGATGAGTTTCCATGCTGCGGGATCATCATAGTGTTCTCCATTTTTTGCTAGGTAATGTGCGAGTCCGATATAACCAATACCAAGAGATCTACGATTCTTGGTGCTCAATTCTGCTGCTTCTACTGGATACTCCTGATAATCTACCAGTTCCTCCAGACCACGAACAGCAAGATCACAAATTTCCTCCAGTTCATCTTTCTTTGATACCTTGCCTATGTTAATAGCAGATAAAATACACAAAGCAATCTCACCATTGGGGTCATCGATATGCTGAAGTGGTTTGGTGGGAAGTGTAATCTCCTGACAAAGATTACTCATATAAACCTTGTCTTTAAAGGAAGAATGTGAATTACAGTGGTCGATATTCATAAGATATAACCGACCAGTCTCTGCTCTCTCCTTCAGAATATCTAGGATAAGTTCCTGTGCCCCGATAGTCTTTCTCGGAACAGACTGATCTGATTCATACTCCACATAGCAAGCGTCAAATGCATCAGTACCAAAAGCATCATAGAGACCTGGTACGTCATGCGGTGAGAAGAGGCTAATCTCTTCATTGTTAATGAAACGCTCGTAGAAAAGTTTTGAAATTTGGATTGAGTAGTCAAGTTTCCTCACTCGATTGTCTTCTGTTCCCTTATTATTCTTAAGAACAATAATGTCTTCTATTTCTTGGTGCCAGATAGGAAAGTGAACTGTAGCAGAACCACCTCTGATACCGTTTTGTGTACAGCATCTGACAGTTGCTTCAAA